CCCAGCGGCTTCAGCATGTAGTCGTCGAAGTTTTTTACGACAGTTTTGACTGATCCAGCAGCCGCCCCCATCAACATGGAGATACCAGCGGCAGTACGACCGATGCCTGTGACGCCCGTTTGTCCATGTGAAAATGATGGGATGCCGGTAGATTCGTCAGCAAGGACACGCGCTTTGTCGAACAGCATCATGTTTTCTGACGACACGTTCGGGAACTTAGTGCCGAAGATTGCCTGGCCCGGTGCTCCGCCCTGTCGACGGAAGACCTTGCCGGGATAGACGGTCAGGTCCTGGCCTGGCGTGAGGTTGGTCTCGTCGACTTCGATGAGCAGGTTCCCAGACAGAACGGCATTGTCGACCGCCATCCGCATGAAACCATTCATCAAGGTCTGCGTATCGTCCATGTTCTCGCCGACGCCGATGCCGAAGATATTGTACGGATTGACCTCGTATGGGCACGCCTGATACGGCAGGCGCTTCGGCGTGAAGGGATTCATCACGAACCGCAGGATCTCACCATTGCACTCCCAGATGTTGACATGCAGTTCTTCGCTGTCCTCGAACTCTTCGGGTATGTCAATGGCGTAATCGTCGGCAGTCTGCCGGTCGATAACACCCCAATACTCTAGGGCCTCGAAGCGACGGGTAGCATACGGACGGCTGTTATCTTCGTTGGCGGTGATGAGATCATTCTCCCACCACTTCACTTCGTAGTTTTCGCCCATCTCTAAGGCGCGATTGATGGCGTCCTCATCGAAGAACGGGCGACGGCGCAAGGCCCGCAGTTGTGAGCGGGTCATCTTGTGGCGCTCGATTACAAAGTCGCACTCGTCGATCGTATAGCCGTCGGGGTCGGGGTAGAAATCCCAAATAGAGGTGTGAGAAACATTAGGCACAGTGCGGATAGTTGGGTTGTACTCGCCGTCTTCTTCCCAATTAGGATACTCTTTGGTAGAGGCGAAAGGCCCTTTGACGATGCCCGTGCCGAAGAGCGAACACTCGAACGCTGCATACCGGAGGTGGGTCGACGCATTGCTTTCATCCAACTGGTCTTTGATCTGCTTTTCCATCTTCTTGGCGGCGACCATAGCCGGATGGAATGTGACAGACGATTGCGTGTTGCCATCGCCTTCGCGCAGGTTAGGAATGTCGGATAGTAAATCTTCTAGTGGACCGAGACGATCTTCGAGCAGTGTTTGTTGTGTAGCACCAGGTGGCAGAGGCTTACCGTCACCTTCATAGCCCACAAGATCGACGGGCTGGTCCCCGATGTCTACGCCCTCTGGCTCTTTCGGGTCGAAGCTGACGCTCTCTGCTACACCCTCTGGCAGAATGCTAGGCTCGATGGTGATCGGGAAGACGTCGTTAGCCAGCAGCACATCGACGATCTGACTGTACGCAGCCAGGACCTTCGTCTTCGTGACTTTAATGAAAATACGAGACTTCTCAGTCTCTAGGAACTGAACGTCGCTGTCGTATACGCCACGATAATTTTTGTACGCTTTGATCCACTTTTCTTCTTCTGTGTATCGGGCGTCCTCCGCACGGCTGAACTGTTTACGGATGTAGCCGGCAAGGCCGCTCATCATGCGCGTATCGTCCGGGTCTACCGCATACGGCTTGCCGTCTGTTTCGACGGACGACATATCATCATAAGACATACAAAATTATCCTGTTAATATCCAAACACTGAATCAGCAGGCTGGAACTTCTCTACCGGGGTGGTAGGTTTGTCTAAATCGAATACATTTCGTGGCACAGGACGACTGCTTATACCATATCTTAGCGCATCGTACAAGTGGTCTTCTGCATTTGTATCGATGTCCTCGGGGCTTTTTTTGTCCAAGGGCAGCGTCGGTAGCTGGGCCGTGATGTGTGTGCAGTTGCTGAAGAACGCAATGCCTGGCTCTTCAGTGAACTCGTCGACCTGCAACAGTCTATGCAGTTCGTTTTTGCCGCTGACGCGGCTGCCTTTACTGCGGTCAGACGGCCGCCAACGGCAGCCTGCCAGGATCATCTGCTCCGCCAGAGACGGCCCTGTGTCGCCTCGTTTGTGCCAGCAGCTAGAGTCGAGGACGCCGTAGGAGATTTTGCCGTCGTCCTGTTCGATGTCTAACACCATGCGGGCGAGGTCTACCGCCAAGACTTTACTGACATACAGTTCCCGATAGACAATCAGCGTGTTCTCTGGCGTCACCGCAAACCACAAGACCGCACTGTGTGAGCCGTACCCGTAGTCGCAAGAGCGGAACTTGCGCCAGCCGTAGGGGATGTCGAACGGCTCAATGACGTGCGTCTTGCGGTCGAACTCTGTAAACGCTGCGCCCTCGGCGATATCCCAGTTGCCCTCTAGCAGTTGCCTGCGTTGCGTCTCGGGCAGCGACAGCAGCATTGCCTCGTAGTCGCCAGACTCGTAGAGGTACGGATTGTCCTTCAGTTGAGCCGGGATGAAGCGCCTACGGAACAGCGGCTTACCTGCCTTGCTGTGACGCTGCGGGTACTTCAACACCTCGCCTGTTTCGATGTCAGTCGCCCAGAACGATTTGCCGGGCGTTGCTGGCGTGATGAACATCTTGCGAACCCAACCGTGACCGGGACCCCCAGGGTTGCTGGTGGCCCGCATGTACAGTTCTATTTCCGGGTCCGTAGAGCGTAAGCGAGACCTAAGATAATCCCACGCAAACGGCGTCGGATATTGTGTAAGCTCATCGAAACCCACCCACGTAAAAGATTGACCTTGGTAGCGAAGAACGTCTTTGTCTTGCTCCAAGTACGACATCCAAATGCGCGCGCCTGAAGGAAAAGTCCATTGGCTTTTGCGCTCAGACCACTTTGCTCCTGGGACAGCTTTCGGGTATAGCTCACTAGACTTGTGTATAAGTTCCCGAAGCTCATCATTCGTCCTCCGTAAAATTAAGGCTACATGATTGGGGTTATCTGTGTAGCGCAGCGGGTCGATCAGGAGCGCGTAGGACTTGCCAGACCCGGCGCTGCCACCGTACAGCACCTCGCGCTCAGGCGCTTCAAAAAATGCCTCCTGGGGACCAGGGTTAGGCTGGAATATGTACCGCTTCGGTATCTCCTCGACCGTCTCCGTCGTCGTACTCGTCGAGACTGGAGAGATCGACGGGGTCTTTGCGATCTTCTTGCGGGACGTAGAGGAGGCGCGACTGGATGAGCTTTTCCTTTTCCGCACACTCTTTCGCTTTGGCGGTGTAATATCGGTAGAGATTGGCGATGTCTTTTCGTTTTTTTTCTGCTCTGACAATTTTGTGCAAGCCTTGGAATGAGATTTTGCGACCGGTTTTTGCGGATAGCCATCGCGCAACTTCGCGGTAGCTACAGGTCTTGAGATATTGTTTTGCCTCTTCTAGGGCCTCTAGTTGTTCGACAATCGGGTTCAAGATTTCAGAGTCGTCGGGATCTAGCTCGTAGCCGAATGGGACCTGGCGGCTAAATCGTGGGACTGGTCTCCAGCGCGGTTTCTCTTCAGTCATCCTCTTCCTGTTTTTTCTTGGCAGGCAAAATAAACAGCCCGCCGCTTTCCGCCTGCACGGCGACTTTTTCTGTTTTGATTACACCGACACGATCTAGGATCTCACGAGACGCGTTGATGCGGTCCCGGTTGCCGAGTGCGGTCGGATCTTCTAAGACGCCAGTCATGGCCAGGGCAGCACGAGGACCGTTTGAGGCCAGGTAGGTCTGGGTCGTCTCTAAAATCTCGTCTTTCAGGCGGCGCACGATGTCGATGGTTTTAGTGTTGCGGCTGTAGCCGGCCACATCCATCGCCGCCCGCACATTGCCGGCAGCCTCGCCCATCAAAGCGTCGAGGAAGACTTTCTGCTGCTCTGTCAAATCTTTTTGGGTAGCCATCTCCGGCTCCTCTAAAACATACTGCCAGAGCCGCCCGGCTCTTGCTCTTCGACATCGAACGTGACGGTCGGACGGAACCCGAAATTGCGCTCCATAAAGTTTTGAATGGCCAAGCGACCCGCCGACTCGCCCAACGGCTCACGGGCTGCTATCTCTTCATCACGGGATCGCAACGTCGCCATAGCAGGTGCGTCTTCAGGTCCACCCGGCTCTGCCTCACCCATCATCGTTTGCATTTGTTTTTCCAACGGTTGTAGTTCATCGCCAGGTGTTCTCTCTAAGGCAAATTGACCCTCGCCGATATCGCCTAAGTCTTTTTTTGCAGCCCGCTCTGCTTTCAGTCTTTCTAATATATCGCCGATAGGGTCGGTAGTAGAGCTAGGTTGTGGGGATTTCGGGCTCGGTTCTGGCGGCGGCGGTTCTGGTTTCGGTGGGTC